ACAACAGCGTCACTTGCTCTTTTCTTCGGTGCAGCTGTCGGCATCTGCGCCAACGCTGACAGTGCCGTGTCAATAGTACTGAACCTTGCGGCGTTAGCTTCTACCTCTCCGCCCATCTTTGCCATCATCTCCTCAACCTTTGCGGCCAAGGCAGCTATCGCTGATTCCATCGCTGCCATGCGCTCTTCGTGTGGATCAGCAGGTGCGCCTTCGCCTTCTGGTGTGACTTCGATTTCGACCTCTTGAGCAGCAACGACTTCAGGTTCAGCAGGGGCAGCCTCGCCAATCTCAACGATCTTGCCGCCTTCAGTGGTGACCACTCCAACCTCTGGTATGCTGTGTGCGCCATCGGGTGCAGGTAGCAATCCTTCTTCGGTTACGACGTAGACGAGGGTGCCAACGGCCAACTCGCCATCAACGCGCACGATTGTGCCGTCTTCCAACTTGTAGTCGCTGAACGCCAATGGTGCAGCCTCAGCAGGTGCAGGAGCAGCGGAGAAGCTGCGCAACACGCGGGTGAGTTCTGTGATTCTTTCTGATAGGTTCATATGGGTAAATATCTTAGTGTTTGATAGTATGCAAAAAACTCTCGAAGGCCTCGGCAAACTCCGCCATCGCCACCTCTATCTCGCTATCCGTAGGCTGCATCCCGAAGTAACCTTCGATTGAAAAGCCGGTGAACTGGTCGCGTGCCTCCCACACCGCATCGTTCTCAACTTTGAACGATCCGAACCAGCTGCCATCGGCAACATCCTCGAAGCCAGTCGGAGGGTTAATCCCGCGCTCCCTGTCGATGAGATAGCTTTCAAACATATAGACGCCATCAAGCTCGGTGCTATGCTCGGCATTCACGTTGTGCTGATTGCCTTGCTTGAAATACTTCTGCACCATCTTGCGGATGGTTTCCTTCTGGAAGATGACGTAGTACTCGCCCCGCGTTTTATCCCTGCGTATGATCGGCGTGTCGGCAAGCATCAGCGGCCCTGTCAAAACACGCTTTTCGCCAGTTTCGGCAAACTTCATGCGCTCCTTGCTGAAAGCGTGGAATGGTCGCTCGATGGCAGGGGATTCGACCAAGGCGACATAGCTCACGCCTTCATCCACTTCGTCGATGGTCATCAGGTAGACTGGTAGTTCCATATTGTCAAATATCACTAATTCCCCAACTGTGCAAATTGCCGAATTGTCCGCAACCTGTTTTGGATGCCGCTCACGTCTGATTCCACGACGTAGGCACGCAATGGCTGTGGGTTGACCGCTTGACCTGTGTTTGGATTCAGCAGCTGGCTGTTGGGGTTCATGGCGTTGCCCTGCGGTGCTGCCATTCCTCCCTCGCCACCGCCGCCACCTGCACCGCCGCCACCGCCTGCCGATGGTGACTGGAACGTCTGCTTGCTGATTTCCTTTAGCCGTAGCAACCCCGACGCAACAGCCGCTGCGGCTGCAATCGTTGCACGCACTGGTGCTGATGGATCAGGGATTGACATCTGCGACCGATACGCACCCTGTGCTGCGCTGTACGTTTCAATAATGGTCTGCGCCATCGACATCTTCTTGTTGATTTCGAATGCCCGACGTTGCGACTTCTCGCTCTTGCCAGCAAACAGCGATGACAGGTCGCTGATGCCTTGCAGTGCGCTCTTGGCTGTCTGCACCTTGGCGGCTTCGATGCGTGCCGCCGCATCAGCTGCCTCCTTGGCCTTGCGCAAGTCCTCCTGCCTCTGCGCCTCGGTGGCTGCGTAGTATTCATCCTGCACTTGCACTTGGTAGTCCAACTGTGCCTTCTGCGCGTCCAGCTCCGCCTGATCCGCCGCATCTTGTTGTTCTTGAATCTTAGCAGTCCGCTCCGCACGGAGTTGCGCCAACAGTAGGTTAGTTGCCTCCTCGTTGCCTTTGACCTTTGCCAGTCGCTCCTCATACGATGCGTCAATCTGCTCCAGTTCGCGCTCGTTAGCCGATAGGCTGTTCTCCAGCAAGACCTGCCTGCTATCAGCGATGATGCCGTCGATTTCCTTCTGTTTCGCTGCCTCTGCCTCACGCTGTTCCTGCTGCTTCCGCCTGCGTTCCTCCGCCGCCTTGTCGCGCTCCTGTTGCTTCTTATCCGCATCCTTGGCCGCCGCATCCTGCTTTTCCAGTTCCTGCTTTTTCTGGTAGCTTTCATATTGCGCCCGCAACAAGTTGTGCTGATGGCGCGCCTCAGCCATCTCTTCGTCATCCTTCGCATTCTGCAGCCGCTTCCTGCTGATGTCGAACTCCATGGCAAAGACCTCCGCCTCCGTTGCACCGCGTGCCTTGGCGATTTCTGCGGCACGCTCCATTGACTGAATTTGGCCGTCAAGATTCTCTTTGACCTTGATGCCCAGAAAGCCTTTGACTTTTGCCGTCAACATTTCATAATTGGCAGCCAGTAAGCCGATGGCAACGACCGCCGCACCTACGCCTGTTGCTGCCAGTGCAATCCTGAACGCCTTCAACGCTCCTGTGCTGGTACCAACTGTCAATGCATAGGCACGCTGCGCCACGCTATTCAAGTTGACCATGAGCGCGCTGTCCTTGTTCAGCGCATTGGCAACGGCTGTCGCTCCGTTCACCAACGCCAACGCCCCTTGAACCTTGACCATCGCCTTCTGCAGGTCTTCATTCTCATCGCCAAACAACGCCGCTGCACCTTGTGCCACCGCAAAGCCACCTGCGATGCCTTGAATTGCGCTCGTGAACGTGTCGAGTGTTCTGGTGTCGCTCGCTAACGCCTTGACCTGTGCGCTGGTGTCACCAATTGCATCACGCAGCGATCCCGCCTCCGCTGCCATACGCCTGAACTGATCGGTGTTCTTCTTGCCCGCCTGCTCCAACTCAAGCATTTGTTTTTGCAGGTCACGCAGCCTCGCCTTGGCCGATTGCGTCGCTTTCTGGGTGTCGTCCTCGGCCTTAACTTTGACGGTTATCTCTTTGTCTACTTCTGCCATAATTTAACTTGCTGGATCGTCGGGGAATGATGGGTCTTCATAGGTCTTGCCGAAATTTGGGTCAAGCATCGTCACAGGTGCGTAGATGCTGGCGTTAATCTCGCCATCGGTTTTAGCTGTCGGGTCATCGCTGAAGGTTGGATCAAGTGTTGTCGGCACAAAGGTGTCAATCGGAAGCACCCTGCGGAGCGTCACCCTGCACAGCGTTGACTGGCCAACAGCGTAGTCTTTTATTTCAAGCAGCCGCCAGTTGATGCCCTTCCAATAGATTAAATTGCGGAAGTCAAGCGTCGCAATGTCTGTGGATGTTAGCAGCATCGTGCATTCAACTGTCATCGCCTGTTGGCTCGTCAGCTCGTAGATGTAGCCGTTCCAAAAGTTGTTGAACAGGTTGTTATTGTTGTAACTCATCGGGTTGCCGCTCACGTCATAGGTGCGGTAGAAGATGCGCCTCGGAATGCCGAACGACAGGTCGAAGTTGCCGCTCGCACTGGTGTCGTAAGGGTTCTGCAAGTGGCTGGCCAGACTGATGGCAGAGACAACGCTGATCACGCTCGATGCCACGCTGTTGCTGTATAGCTGCCCGAAGTAAATCATGAACGTCGGATCGAAACCCGTGTTGTTCGGCTGCACGTAGCCGCTATGCAATGCCAGCCTATATCCCAACTGCAAGCTGCGCGGGTTGCCGTTGCCATCGGTGTCAAAGCCACGCCCCGCAATCAGGTTGGTCGTGTACTGTGCAGGGATGAGCGTCTTAGCCTTGAGGTCAACGACCTGATCGCCGCTGCGGTTGTAGTTGCCAGTGTCGTAGATTCGTGAGCCGTAGCCTTCTTTGAACTCGCTTTGGTACAACTTGCCAAGCGCGTCACCGCTGTCGGCATATTTGAAAACGTAGCGTTTCTTGCTACTTGGATCGCCCATCAGCACAGTCATCTCTGCGTTTTCGTCCGACTTTTGCGACCAGTCCACGACACCGCTGGCGTAGAAGGAGCTGAACGGCTCAATGTAGATCAGCTTGGGGTCACGCGGTGACTGGTAGAAGTACAGGTTAAACATCTTTTGCAGGTCTTGCAAGAAGTCAATTTGCCTCACGTCCATCGGCAACCCTTTCTGCATGCTAATCGTATTGAACCGCCCCATCGTCGTGCCTTTGAGCGTTAGCCTTCTATTGGTTATGTTTACGGCTTGCGCAGATCGCAATGCCTTGATATAGAAACTTTGCTGCGGTTGCAGGTATAGATGCCCTCGAATGCCAAACGATTGCGTGCCGCCAGTGTGAACGCGCCCTTGCTGAATGACCAGTCCTGCAGGGTTTTGGAACAGAACTTGAATTGTAACCTGACCAATTGTGTTGACCGAGCCGCTGGTGTTGAAGGCGAAATCAAACTCGATGCCATGCGCAACAGTGTCGTCATTTCGAAAGTAGGTGTCGCCGCTCAACACGCTGATTCCCGATGTATAGGTAAATGGCGGAGTGTTGTTGATAGGAAAAGCAACTGTTGTGCCGCTCGTCGCCACAGCTACCGTCGTGCTTCCACTCACATTGCCGCTGATGTCGCTATTCGATGTCAGCACCCAGTCATTAGCCCAAGGCACGACCAGCTTGCTGAACACGTTGCCGCTGGTGCTGAAGAAGTTGGATTCGTACCGATAGCCGTGCTGTGCGAAGATTTTGTCGACAAGCATCTTGGCAAAGTAGCAAGGCCGCCACTGGTATATCGGCACAAGGTTAGGCGCAATGTAGCCGTATAAGTTCAGGATTGGCGCAAGCGTGCCTGTCGGAATCGTGCCATTGACATCGGCGTTACCCTCCGCGTCGATGTATGCATAGCAATATCCACTCGTCGCACTGTTGGCATCGCCAGCAACGATGACATCAAGGTTGTTGAACTCATGGTCGTAAGTGTCGACGCCCGCCGTTGACGCCAGCAGCGTTTCACCCATGACGCTGAACAGCGACACGCTCTCTCCGTAGATGCTGATTTCATACGTTGCCACACCACGCACGACCTTCATTGCCATCAGCTGCATACTGCCGCTAAAGACCTGCACGCCGTCGCTCCAGACTGCGCAGTCAATGCGCTTGTTCGGCGTGAAACCACCGACAAAAGACTGCACGTTGTAGGCGTGGCGGAAGGCGTTGTCGTTGCCCTTCGTAGATGGCAGCGTAATTGTCTTAGAGTAAGTCCCGGCACGGCGCGTGATGTCCTGCAAATCCTGAATCGTGTAGGTCAGCTCAATGTCGAAGCCCTCCATCAAGTCAAGGTCAACGCCTGATGCCAGCTTGTTATCCGCGTCCGGGTAGCATACAAACTTTATGTTCATAGCGCGGTATTTTCATATCCGACCTGAACGTCAACGCTGATCTGCTGGAGCTTGTCAACGACGCGCTTGCGGATGTTGTAGGTGTCCGTCTTGACTACCACTGGAACGAGCTGCGTGCCAAGCTGTATCCAGCACTCCGGTGCGTAGATCATCTCTTGCAGCCAGCTGAACTCCGCATCGGTGAGCCAGTCACTGTTCAGCGTGTATGTGTCGCGGTAGGTCACCGACCACTGCTTGTCATAGACGTCATCGCCGTAAACGCTGGCGTTGTAGCCGTAGGTCTTACGGTCCACATCGACGCGCTGCCTGTTCATCCGGGTGAACGTGTAGCCGTCAATGCCGCCGTACATGTTACGGAAGAAAACACGCAGGTCGTTGTAGCGCTGGCAGTTGTCGATGGTGATGGTGTATGTAATTGTGTAGCTTTTTTCGGGTAACACGTCATCGAACCAAAGGTCAACGGTGTAGTAGTCGCCGGAAATTGGAAAATCCTCGCTCCCTACCTTTGAATCGCTGCAAGCTGTGTCAGGTAAGTTGTACAGGCCAATCGGCCCCATGTTGAAGTAATTGCTGATGTTCGATGCTCCCGAAACTGTGAACGCCCGCTTCTCGCCGTTTTTGTCATAGTACTTAATCCGAGCCACTGGCACGCCTCCCGACTTAATGAGCCACCCCATAAAATCGTGTTGACCGCTTGCCATCGTGTACGATGTTGGCCTGTTGGTCACCGTTATCTGCGAACTTGGCTGCAACCCCGCCTGATACCCACTCGGCTGGAATGCCGCGTAGTCCTGCTGACGAAACGCCGCCTGCCACGCGATCAGCGACGCCGATGCTGTGCCGCCTGTCGCCACCGTAGGCGGTGTGCCGAACTCCTCGCGGAAGGTCAGGTTGGCGTTGACAGCATAGCCGCCATCCTGCCAGCCGCTGGTAAGCTGCGGTATCTTCGGCGCAATCAGCGTTTCAACGACCTTGCTCACCCCAAAAAAGCCGTTACTCGTAGTCGGCAGTTTGTCGCACTTCAAGCGCGCAG